GATTTGGATATAGTTGCAGAACTACAAGAAGGTATTTACATCCCCGACAAGACTAAACGACGACCCAGTCTCATATCTGACCTTTTGACCACCAAAGGTTTGAAATGTGACACTTTCCCGGCCATTTTATCTGCTAGGGACCCTCGTTTTGATGCAGAGAAAATGGGATATTCTACTCCTTTGATGGGTGGAATACTTGAACATGGAACCAACCCCGCTGATGACTTTGACCAAGGACTTGTGGACTATGCTGTTGAAGCATGGACCAATCATTATATAAAAAATGCTCCTCCTTACACTGCTCTTAGATCTTGTTATAGCGCTGAAGAAGCCATTCGTGGTATTAGATGTGGAGACACACTAGTACTTAAAGGAATGGATTTAGCAACAAGTGTTGGTGTTGGTGGTTTTTATCGTGAACAACGTAAAACAACCAAGAACCAATATATAACATTCGATGAAGATGACAACCTGTGTATGGATGAAAATATGATGAAGGAACTTGAAGAACAACTCGAAAAACGAGTAGATGGACAGGCTTTTGGATCGCTATTCATGGACCAATTAAAAGATGAATTACGCACAAAGTTATCAACTAGGACCTTTTCTGGTTCTGAATGTGTGTTAACTATCATCACGAGAATGATGAAAGGTCCATTCATTACAGCTACTACCATCAATCACTTGAAATTGAGAACAGCCATTGGTATGGATACAACTTCACTTGAGTGGGATCATCTTGCAAAAGATTTACTCACACATGACAATTACCTGGCTGGCGACTTTAAGGCTTTTGGTGCACGCATTCCTCGAAACATTGTGGAAGCCAGTGGAAAAGTTGCTGAGAAATGGTTTGAATACTATTTCCCAGAGCGAAATTCACAAGAAACCGCAATAATGCAATCTTGTCATAAAGATATGTGCCCCGCTTTACATGTTGCAAACAAATTGGTGTATCTTGCACCTGGTGGTATCCCATCTGGACATCCAACAACAACTTTGGATAACACACTTTCCCATCAACTTATGGACTTTGTGGTTTGGATGGAAATAATGAATTCCTCTTCTCAAACTTTGAAATATGCTAATTTTGAAAGTTACATGGAACACACACGCTTGTGGGTTCTAGGCGATGACGAAATTAAATCTATTTCAACAGAAGTTGCCCCTTTTTATGACGGACTTAAAATTTCCTCTGTTTATGCGAAGTATAATATTATTTTTACTGACGCACAAAAGAAAGGAAATGTACGCTTTGACAAATGGACAGACTTGGAATTTTTGAAATCATCTTTTGTACGACATCCAACTCGAGAGATTTGGATTCCAAGGATGCGAATGACTACAGTCATTTCTACTGCACATTGGATACACAAAACTGATGACGAAAAAGCTATGACTCAACTTAATGCAGAACAAAGCCTTGCGCTTGCATGGGGTTGGGGACCCGATAAATATGAAGAATTACGTTCTACTTATCACTCTTGCTTGAAGAAAGTAAGCATTTATGTTCCACTTCGATCTTGGACCGAAGTTGATACATTAATTAAATTGCGTACATTTGGAAATGTTAATGGTTTCTTTGGACCCATTACTCTAGAGGATGAACATGATGATCATATTATCAACACTACGTTGGATGAGTTAAACGTTGGTATGCGCACGAATGAAAATTCAGAGCGCTCTAAAAACTCTCCCTTAGTTGACAAGGAGTGTCAACAACTTGCCG